AATCGTAGTCCTCTTCGCGAGACTTAATCGCAGTCTCGATAGACTCAAGCGTTTCAAATTCTTCTTCAGTAATCATCACTCACTCTCCTTATTCGTCATTCGTTCAAGCGCTTCAATTTGCTCTTGTCCCGCTTTACTGCGAACCAATTCGTTAGAGTCAACTGAAAGAACGCCGTTGTCAGATACGTGCACCTTGGGTAGAGGGGTTGGGTCACCATCGATCCATTTGTATTCGGTAGTAGGTCGAGTAAACCCTTCTCGGAGATAAGTACGCTTTACCTCTACTTGAAACACGTTCTTCGGGCTGCGGAACCACCGCTTGCGAGGGAACCACCGAGTTCTACCTGTCAACTCCCATTCCATATCACTCACTCTCTCTTTGCTTTTGCGATAGCGGCGCGCGCCATATCTCCCGCGTGGTATTGTGTACCACCTTCGCCCTCGTGAACTTTTAGCAGGTTCTCCAGCGCGTCCAGCAACTCACCCCGCTGCTCCCGCAAGGCTTTGATCTCCGCATCCTTGGCAACTAAGTCATCGCAAACGGCCTTCTTTAATTCGCTATCGTTGTGCCACCACTCGGTGCTGGCCCATAGTTTCTTTCTCAGATCATCAATCATTACCCACTCTCCTTAGGCAGCAATGGCGAAAGTGTAGATAGTACGACCGTCATACAACTTGACACTCTCGTCCGTCAATTCTTCGTCTTCTTTATCAACCTCAAGCACACGGGCGCTCTTACCGCGACGCGTGGCAGCGAATAACTGAACACCCTTCATCTTACCCAACTGAGCCCACAACTTGCGACCACCGCCGCTCTGAGCCGTTCCAGCCTGCAGAATGATACCTAGTTTGCGAAGCAGAAAACGATAGAGCAGAGGAGCAATGCCGTGCCCCTGGTAGCGGTGTGACACGCGCATCATGTCAACGTGATACGCACCCTTGCAGTATTCGGTAGAGAGCATCAAGTCGGCGATGACATTGCGCTTGCCGTCAGCCAACTCTTCGTTACGATAGACACGGACGCAAAGAAGATCGTCACCGACCTCACCTTCTAGATAGACAAGCATCCCTCGCAGTTTGCCCACGAAGGTGCCGTCGGTAAAATCATTGCCAAGAGTGACGCGCTTGGGCATGTCAATTCGATTCATTCACATATCCTCATCAATTCACAAGCATATGGTACTACGACCAGATAAGGATAGCAAGAACTAAATTCTTAAGGAATTCAAGCACTTAGCCGAGATTGACATAAGTGCTTGATTTTACTGAGATTATTTTTGATTGATTTTTTCAATCATTATCGTTGGAATCATTGATAAGGAAAGCGTCGTCTTTAGGGATGAAGTTGATGAATCTATGGTTGCTCATGGTCGGATCTGGATCTTGACGCACCTTGTACTCATTACCTAAATCTTCAAGTATATCAATGACTTGACCGACTTTGTTCGCGTACCACTTGCGAGTATCAGCGCAACCTATAACCAGTGCTTTCATTCTGACTCCTTCTTACGAATCGTCCAAGAGTCGTCTTCATTGTCAATCCATTCTAGCACATCACCAGGATGCCAGTCAAGTGCTTTCAACTCTTCTTCGGGCAGCACGATGAACTGCCCTTCAGAGTCTTCTTGAATATCAAGCAGGTAACTTTTTTCGGTAGGTGTCGTTTGCATCGATAGTTGCCTTAAGGAAGTCTACATTCGCACCCCATAACTCACCAGCGCTTCGAAGCGCTGCCATGTCTTTCGGGAAGCAGTGCCCACCGTAGCCGAACTGACCGTCAGGACCAGGTACTTGAGTGTGAGAGTGCCCGACGCGAGGGTCAAGACAGAGCCCGTCAATCACTACATCGAAGTCTTCACCACCACATGCTTTGTAAATTTCGAACGCTTGGTTGAAGAAGGTCACCTTGGTCGCAAGAAAGCAGTTTAAAAAGTACTTAGCAAACGCAGCCTGCTCAGCAGTCATGAAGCGCACATCTTTCAACTTGGGTAGCACAACCTTGAAGATTTCGTGCCACCAGCGCATCGAACCACCTCCATACACAGCAAACTCAGAGTTCAGAAACTCTTCGGTCGGGCTCGCACCAGTCGTACCACGCAGATACTCAGGGCTGAAGGTAAGATCAAGATGATCATAGCGAGAGAAGAAAGTTGGCTCGGTAGTAGACTTGACCAGATACTTCACGCCGTTACCATACTTTTTGAAAACATCAATAATGTTTTGAGTATAGCAAGAGCCATCTTCACTCATGGGAGTTGCTACACAGACCACAACAGCATCGACGATAGGGACCATGTCATTCGGAAAGTCAACACCCTTATAAGGGTCGTCTTCGTAGACAGTCACACTCGGATGATTTTTCAGTGCGGTACTCGCAGCAATGCCTACAGGACCAAGACCCGCAACTACGATATTCATCATTTTACTTCCTCAAAAAATTATTCAAAGGTCTATCGATTCTGTCATTGACAAATTTTGAACCTTCATATAGTTTGGTCAAAAGAAAAAAGTATGCTTCCCAAACACAAAGGGGGAAGAACACAAATACGATTTTAGCAATCCGTTTTAGTTTATCAGACATAACTCACCTATCTAAACAAATTGAGGGTAGCATATCAGCATCAACAATGCCACCAATGCCCTGCACATATGCCGTTAACTCTAATGGTATATCTAGCCTCTGATCACACTCAGTGGGCGGCACATTGGCACACCCACTCAGTATAACAATACTAGAGCCCCATAGCAACTTTAAGCATGTCTTCATAGTGCGCAACTTTTTCAAGTTCACCTTCGAAAGTTTCAAGAAAGTCAGGATGCTCAGCAACTGCAACAGGGTTGCTTAACATTAATTCAAGATTCATCTTGTGTTTATCAATCAGTCCTTGAAGGTGATTGACAGCAGCGGTTTTAATTTGTTCTCTCATTCGTCTACAATCTCCGGATAGCCTACATACCAGCGCTGTACCGAGTCGAGTCGAAACGAACGCCACCCTTTCTTGTCAACACACCAAACAGCCAGATAGCCTTTGTCCATGTCAACAGTTTGATCAAGAATCTCAGGCACATGCCCTTCAGATAGTTTATGATTCAGAGTGCAGGGCATCACACGAAGTTCACCCGTACTCGCTTTCGTAAACTCTACCGTTACGACACCAGTCTTAGCGGCGTCAACAAATCCTTTCATACTCACAGATCAGCCTCCTTTACGAAGATACCATCAACCATTCGACCTTTACGGTCCTTGATATCATTATATGCAATTTCAAGACACTGCGTCAAAGACAATTTGTTCCTGTCCAGAATGTTGATCAGAACAACCATAATGTCGCCAATGTCGTCGCGAATGTCCTTGCCTTTACAGATATTGTCACTCAGTTCGCCAACTTCTTGAATCAGTTTACAGAGTTGATCTTTGTCCGTAGCACCATCAATCAAGTTGCGGTCTCGGTGCCACATACGAATCTTGTCAATAAAGACAGGAAGATATTCGTTTTCGTGCGCAGTTTCTTTATAGAATCTGTTCATTACTCAATACCCAAGTATTCCATGATCTTTTCAGGAGTAGTCTCGCCGTAAGGGTCAGTCTCGCAGTTGTCTTTGCGCCCAGGCTCGACAAAGTATTTTTCGACGATACCGTTGTCTATGACCATCGCATAGCGCCAAGAGCGATTACCAAAGCCGAGATTGTCTTTGGCGACAAGCATGCCCATATCTTCAGTGAAATAACCTGAACCATCAGGAATCACTTTAACATGCTTGAGCCCTTGAGCCTTTGCCCATGCATTCATCACAAACGAATCATTTACAGAAATGCAGTAAATCTCGTCAATGCCCGCGTCATAGAACTTCTGAGCGTTCTCTTCGAACCCAGGCAGTTGCATAGTAGAGCAAGTGGGCGTAAACGCCCCTGGCAGAGAGAACACAACCACGCGCTTGCCAGTAAACAGATCGTCAGTGGTCACATCTTGCCAGCGGTAAGGATTGTCACCGCCAATAGATTCGTCGCGAACGCGAGTTTGAAAAGTCACATACGGTACAGCTTCATAATTATTCATTTATTCACCCTTTTGTTAAAATAGGAAAACACAATGTATTTTCTCACACATGCTACGACAAAAAATACAGAGGTAAAGACGATTGTCATAACTTCTGCGCTCAGTTCGAAAGGAAGAAAAATCTTCAACAGGATATAGTTTAACACAAGATTAATTGGTGTTGCAACTATTGTGTCACTGACAGCAGTCTTTGCTATCTTCGCGTTAAAAGCCATTAGCCATGAACCCGATCATGCTCATAGAGAGCAAGAAAGCCATAGTGAATAATTTTCAGAATGTCTTTACGATGATCAACAGGTGTGCCTTTCTTACCATAACGACCATTGTACTTATCGACATTGCCTAGAAAGAATCCCATGCCATGCCCGCGATCCACGATCACTTCAGCAGACTGCAATCCACCCTGCCCGTAATGTCCACCATATGTAGAGTCAATGTACTTTTTGAATTCTTCGATCAATTCGTCTTCGCGAAATTTATAGGTAATCTTCAACTTTGAGTTTTCCTTGTTTGCCGTTTTCATAAGTTACAATAATGTCCTCTGTGTTAGTAACAGTAATTTTTTTTGCTTTGAATATAGATAAAAGCGAAGACCACACATCTATTAGACCATCGCGATAACCGAAGTAATTTCCTACTTTATATGAAACGTACAGAAGCGAAACAGATATCGCGGTGTGAATATACGGGTCCATAAGACCTCCTAGAAGATTTTAATGCCTTTAAGTTTTTCACCTGAGGTCGACCTGTCGAAGACAGGTACATCATCGTCTACAAGGTCTTGTTCTGATTCATCTACATCATACAGTTTCATCTTTGACCTGTCAACCCCTACGACGAATCTTTTATCGACATTAGGATCGTTATAGCGGTTCTTCAACTGCTTGACCATAATCTGCCCAAGACTGCTCAGTTCATCGTTTGAAATCAAAGCAAACATTAGGTCAGCCGTTGCAGGAAGGCCGAAAGACTCCGAAGTGTCTTCAAGCCCAGGATCAGAATTGCCGTAACCCGACCGAGTTGTTTGTGTTGCTGACACAATGGGAACATCAAACTCTACAGCCAGCCCGCGAATCTCTTCTGCGATAGCCTTGATATAGGTGTAAGAGTTGATGGCGCCACCCATGGATTTCATTCGCGAGGATGCACAGATATTCAGATAATCAATGAATATCAATTCTGGAACAAACTTCTTCTTCAACTTCAGTTCCATTAGCAACGCCCGAAAATGACCTGAGTGTGCTTGCCCAGTCGGGTACTCCTTAATGATCAACTTACCATTTGTGCGCTCAGCAATTCCACGCACCCGATCTTTGAACATGCTCTGAGACATGTTCTCAAGTTGATCGATCGGCACATTCAGCAGATTCGCGTCAATTCGTTCTGCAATACGCTCCTCTGCCATTTCCATCGTAATGTACAAAACATTACGACCCTGCGATAGGGCACTAGCCGCAACATGACACATGAACAGCGACTTACCGACGCCTGTACCAGCGAGCGCAATATTAAGGGTCTTATTTGGTAGCCCACCCTTTGTGATACGGTTGAAGTAATCAAGATCAAAGGGAATTCGCTCTTCTTGCTCATGGTAAAAAGCGTATCGCTCGTCAACATTTTCAAGGTAATCGTGTCCAATGTTGGTGTCGAATGATACGGCTAGTGCATTCTGCAGTATGTCAGGCAGTGCGTTCTTCGTAAGTTTCTCATGCTTGCCATCAATGATTGAAATGGACTCCATGATTGCACGATAGACTGCACGATCCTGACACCACTTTTCTGTAGTATCTAATAGCCACTGCTCATTCTCTTCTTTTCTTTCGAAAATATTAGGGAGAATGTCAATGGCATGAGTATACATCTGATCCGTCAATCGGTCAGATTGGTCAATCTCAATCTTAAATGCTTCAAGGGTAGGCAGTTTGTTATACTTGCCTACGAACTTTGTTACTTCAGTAAAGATATGCTGATAAACACCTTCGAAATATTCTTTCTTCAGAAAAGGAACGACCTTACGCATGTAAGGTTCGTTCGTTAACAAATTGCGTAGAATTGTTTGCTCTAGATCAATCTTCACTTGATTCCTCAGGATTGCCTAATACAAGAGAACCAGACGCTGCAGCCTCCTCTAACACACTGGATAGAATGTTCGCTGCGAAGTCTTGCAACTCTTCATTATCTTCGTTTAAATTACCATCAGGGCTTGATACTAACATAAAATTAAAGTTCAAGCAATCGTTTTCACCATCAAAAGCAATGTTGCCGAAACGAATCACAGACTCAACAAAATCACCATCTAGAATACGAACATCCCATGCTTGATCGTTTTCTGCTTCAGTAGTAGGGACTAACTGATAGTCAACCCCTTCTGCTAGCCTAATTGCCTTCATTCTGCCTCCATTTCTAGATCAAGTTCTGCAACAGCAGCATGCCCGATACGGTATTGCTTCTCAACAAACTCTTGAAACTTAGCATCGGCTAGAATATCTGCCCAGAAGTCTTCGCTCAGAGTGTCTTTTTCT